TCTCTCTCACAACTTTGCATCTTGTCTCAGGTTTCCATCTTGGCTGGTATCCATATTGGGATATGATGGGCATTAACTCAGCATCAGGAATATCATTCAGGTTTGTGTAAGAGTTCTTGAACTGATTAAACACTTCTTTGACTATAGGCTCCATAGCTGGCTCAATGGAAGGTATATCACTGACAAAATACCTTTCATTGAATGCCTGAGAACCGTCGGTAATCCAACAATCCACCATGCTTCCGAAGGCAAGTGATGGTGACTCAATTTTGTCAAATAACTGGTCAAGTCCACTGAATCCTAATCTGTCATAAGCACCGAGGTTTGATTGGCTCAATGCAGGGTCTTGTCTGTACTCTGACTCTGAAACCTGCCATGAGATTTCCGCTAATGATTTTCTTTCCATTCCTTTATTACTTCTATAGCTTTTGCAAGTTCTTTTTTGTTATGCACTTCCATGAATACCGCATCAAGTCCTGTGGCATCAAGGGCATTGAGGAAGAGTTTCTTTTGATAAGCATATCTGTCGTTGGGCATACCTTTGCATTCTATAATGAAGCATCTGCCTTTCACAAGCACTGAGAAATCAGGAGTGTATTTTATTCCCATTGTCTTGTATGGAAACAACCCCCATACTCTGTTGCCAGTCTTTCTGTCACAATACACCATATAAACAGGTGTCTTGAATGACTGTGCTTCCTGCAATGTGAAATGATATTGCTCATACTCAGGTGTGAACCCACTTGACTTCAAAGCCAGATATGTATCTACCTCAAGTCTGCTTTTGAACCTTATGCCATCAAATGTTGTTGGTGTGGCATTCTTTACCTTTTTGTTTTCCATCGAAAAGCGGTTTTATAAAGTTGATGAACTTCTCCTTTCCCATGGTCTTGAAAGCATCGCTGATATCCTTTCCTCCATCAAACTGCGGTATCACGATATTCTCATAACCTGTGGCTTCAGAAAGCCTTTTTCCATCCTCTATTCCTGGAGCATCATTGTCAAAACAGATGCAAATCCTCTTGAACCTTGATTCCAATACCTTCCTCGCTGTATCTGATATCCCTGTGGTCTCAGACTGCACATATATGGCTGGAATACCTGTGTTTGCCCATAGGCAAAGAGCATCCTTCAGAGAGGAGCATATGCAAAGTATCTTACCTTTTGCAGGCATCTTTGTCCACAATCCAACCACAGAGCCGTCATTTGAGTTTGACCACTTGTATTTCCTCGCGTAAGGTTGGTATACCTTTATAGTCACATTGCCTTCTTTCCTTTCAACAAAGGCGTAGGCGTACAATGCAGCTGGGAATACATACCTGTGGTCATCCTTGTATATTATTTTGTGGCTTATGGGATACACTTCAGCATAATTGAGCCAAGGGAGGAGAATGCCGTAAGATTTCCAATACTGGATGTCATGTTCACGCCATTCCCTCACCTTTACCTTGAGTTCACTCTTTGAGGAAACTGGCTTGTGGGCTCTGGAAGAGGATAAGAGAGAAGAAGGCTGGAATACCTTGTCCATGCTCACCTTTCTGATTATCTCCTTGAGGGTAAGGTGATAGTATGACTGCAACAGGTTCCAAAGGTCTCCCTTCTCGCCAGTGGCATAGTCAATCCACCTCACCTTACCTTCTTTGAGGTATAGCCAGAAACTTGGATGGCTGTCGGCTCTCAAAGGAGAGCTGACCAACACAGGCAGGGAATTCACATTGAAGTAATGGCTGAGAATAAGTTCCTCATCCACACTTTCCCTGAATCCTTTTATGTTGTCTGGATTGGCCTTCATCTCCTCATTAGCCTTTAAGCCATGTCACCAAATGGATTGTCGTTATCATCAGGTGCCTCAAATGGCAACTCATCTGATGCCTCAAAAGGATTGTCTTCAAATGGGTTTGCAGGCTGTGAGAGGTCAGTCTCTTTCACATTATTGTTATAGACGTGAATATCCTGAATCAAGCCTGTTGAGTCATCAGAGAACACTGTGTTCTGAAGACCTCCAGAAGACTGTTTGTCATCAACCTCTTTCTTGAGCACAATATAGCTCTTAGAGCCATTTCGAAGAGTTTTACTTGTAAGGAATGTGCTACGCTGCTTGCCCTCATTATCAGTTCTGATACCCATCAGCATCTTGATTCTGTTGGTAGGAATATAGGTAAGGAACTCTTTAAGTTCACTTACGTCACCCTTGAAGTAGTCCTGAATCTTCTCAAGATTACCCTCACAATCTTCAGGATGTGAATTGGTAACCCACTCACCTGTTGTAGAGTTGTATGTGTCAATAGGAGTGACATTCAGATAGTTGAGGATGAACTGAGTTAGCTCTTCCTCACCACGATATGCAGGTCTGTAATTAGCATCCAACTTTGCAGGACCATTGCTGTACACAGGAATCTGATGATTCTTAGCTTGCTCTATGGTCACCCATGCGGTTCTGCCATACTTGTCAATGACCTGAACCTTAGTCTTGTCACGGTTATAGAAGTAGCGGTTATCAACAAAGAAGCTTACAGTAGTCTTCAGTGGCTCTTTGAGAGCTTTGTTACAATCAATCGCCTTGCCATTCTCGTAGTTGAGGTCTGCCTGAATCATGAAGGTAACTCTTACCTGTTTGTAAGATTTTCCTTCATTGTCTGTCTTGTCAGTGAGATATACAGGCTCATTCTGCATTTCTCTGCCATAGAACTTCTCAAGCTCTGCCTTAGTTGGATTGACACCAAGGACTCTGAAAGAGCCCACACCTACAAAGTTGTCGAAATTGCCTCCACCCATAGAGGAAGCGTTTGCTTTAATTGCCATTGTTTTTATGTTTTTATGTTTGTTTGATTAACCCCTCTTCCCCAAGGGATGCTCATTCCCAGACCAAGGGAAAGATGGGTCTGTTTAAGTTCTCTGATTAGGCGAAGAAATCATCTGGTAATGCAGACTCCTCTTCATTCTTCTCTTCGAGGCTCTTTGTGTACTCTGGAGTGTAGTCAACACACTCTGGCTTCTCAGAAACCTCTGTTATATCTCTTGTTGGGTAGCCAGTTTCAGGATACTTGAGGTCATATCTCACTGTAATGATTTCCTTGCCAGTCTTGGTGTCAAACTTACCAGTCTTCACCTCAACTCTCTCAAGAAGCTCATCTGAGGTGTATCCACCAGTGATGTTTCTTGAACCCTCTTCAAATGAGGCAATGGTTTTCTCAATCATTGTTTTCTCTGCTTCAATAGCCTCAATTTGTTCATTGAGCTTGGCTAACTTAGCCTTGAATGGATACACACTCTTTGCCACATTTCTCAGTGCAGACAACTGCATTTTGTTAATCTTCTTTTCCATTTTGTTTGTTTGTTTTAATTGTTATTATTGTTGTTTGATGGAGGTTATTAACCATAATATTCGTGCATCTTGTCGAGTACATACTGCAATGAATTAGGAATGAAATCATCCTCAAACATTTCATCAGGACTCTTTGCTGGAATCTCAATACCATTGACCTTCATGGGATGCGTCCAAAAACCGAATTCAGGCTTCCCTCTGTCGTCATACTTTGGCTGACAAAACAGAGTGATGGACACTGATTCCAAAGGGTTGTACATCTTGTCAAGCAACTTACCTACAGTAGATGCTTTATAACCAATCACAGAGCCTTCATTTTCTACAGTCTCTGTGTGAAGCATCATGAACACTGTGATATCATTTCTCAGGTTACTACATTCAGATATTATCTTCCTGAAGTGGTCAGCTAATTCATTGTATTTGTTGAATCCTGATTCTTTGCTTCTGTCAAAGAACTCTGTTCTCATAATGTAAATAGCATCATCGATGATGATGTTCTTCACATTCAAAAACTTCTGTGATATGGATACCATCATACTTCTGACAGAATCCCAATTAGAAGATTGCACCAAATTCTTGTTCTCTTTGGTGTAGTTCACTCTTGAACCCTTAAAGGGAAGGTCTTTCCCCAATACATTGATGACTACAGTCTCCTTGGGGTTAAGGGTCTTGATGGATGTGGACTTACCACTACCAGAAGAACCTAAAACAATTACTAAGTTACTCATTTGCCTAAGTTTAAGTTTATGAAATGCATTATCCTCTCCTTAGCCTTATTCAAGAACAATGCTGTTTTGTTGTTATTTACTGT